ATTTTTATAGTCAAAGTCGGTTAATTCTTTTTCATTGTACCATGTATCTAATAAATACACTAAGCTATCTGTTAATTGTTGCCCTTTTGTCATGTTGCACCTCACGCCGTAAAATCCACATTAAAGACCTTTAAGAAAAATCGGTATACATTAATAGCCTTTAAGCTATTACAACAATGTAGACCCATGTCGCCAAAGGTAAAGAAACCGCCGTTTTTTATACAACGCTTTGCCCTTGCCTTTTCGCTAGGTGTTAAAACATCACATAATACAAGATTGATATAATCCATCTTATAATATAAGCCGTTTTCTTGATTAATGTTATTGTTATAATACCAATCATGTAACGCCTTGACATTCAATATTAATTTTTCATTATGCATTTTTGAAATTCCTTTCACCGCTTGCACGGTTAATATAATTAATTTATCTACTATAGTTATTATACCACATCTACAAAATAATGCAATAAGAAATTACAAAAATTCTATGCTAAAAATGCATACATGATATTACATTATTGTATAAAACAAATGTTCACTATAGTTGTATACAATACAAATGTACGCCGTCATATGAGTACGTGATAATATATTCATATGTTCAGACACTTATATAATTGTATGCAATCAAATCGTATGTAACCATATCGAAAGTTTTCATCCTTTAGTTATCTAAAGTTTTCAAACTGATTGAATTTCTTCGATTGATTAAAACGCATAACAAACATGATAAAATGTAATCCATTAAATGTTCGTGTGTGCAGCGTGTGGCAACCGATTGAGAACGCATTGAGAATGACTTGGGCGGTCAACTATGAATACTGATGAAAAAACAAACAGATATATCGAAAAATATAAATACACATATATACATATAAAAAATGGTGGACATATGTAAATATATATGTATATACAAATATAAAATCCATGGTGATTATTATTGTTTATTATATATGTGTGGCAACATATACGTATATAGAGAGATATAAAAATTCCGTGGGGATATACAAAAATTCATTTATTTGAGTTATATGGCGTTTAAAATGGGTGGGGTATATAAACATACGTGGCTCGGTGTAAACGCACCGTAGAACGCAATAGAATGAATTTTATGGGTATTATATCCACGGAATATCATGTGGTATACGTATGTGGTACGCCATGTGGCATCCACGGAATATCAATTGTCGTTACACATAGCATTATCCGTGGTGTTTGTCGTATATGTAACGTGTGATGCGGTCAACGTAATCATCAGATGAACCATATTATATACCGACAAGGATGTTCGGTATGTGCGTATGTATTTCTTAATGGTACGCACCATAGATACATCACGCACAATCCATGAATAAACACATGAACAATCATTCATATGTATAGACATAAAAAAAATACCACGGTATCGTGGACAACTGTTGCACCAGACGGTGGTACAACGATGTTTTACCGTGGTATATTTATAAAATGGTTATCGGTGGTTTTGATTGACTACACAACGAGTTGATGAAGGTGATTTTTTGTTTTGTATAAATTAGCCGTGTTTCCATAGGACGATTAACCACCGATACACACATTATAGCACACAAGATTGTAAACGTCAACACGAATTTTGAAAATTCTGCGTTTTATTTTTTGAAATCTTGTTTTTAATTTTTTGGTTTTTAATTTTTTGGAATTGGGTTTTGCGTAATTGGATTACAAAATATGACACACACGATATGACTCAACAGTACCATCCATTGATTGATAAATCACTTGTTTACCATCAGTACCAAACACAACGGAATAGCGATGGGTTAAATCAATGTATCCATCTTTAGATAATCTCGTGATTGTACCAAAGCGAATACGTTTGTTGCTGCTATCGTAGCCGACAACATCACCAACTTTGACATAACCAACTGGTGTTTGTAACATTTCGATTGTGACATCGGTTTGTGTTTTTGGTTTTGGTTCTACGGATTGCAACCGTTCGACCATATCCAATAATTTATTCCGTTGTTCCATCAAACGTGCGTTTTGGTTTGCCAATAGTTCCATCTCCAGATGATACCGCAATGGCATTTCTGGTTTCTTATTTTTGGGTTCTACAACGGCTGCACATTGGTTTGTAATATCCATTATAAATCCTCCATTCTTTTTCTATCAATAACTAGGGTTTTTCTACTGCTAAGTGCCTTACACTTTGGCGGATTTGCTGCTTGGTTTCTTCATCCAGTAAAGCCACTAGATGCAAAATCAACAAGTCGTAGTTCCCTTTTAGAATCTTTTTGCGTTGTCTGTGTCTATCGTTCATAAGTTTTCCTTTGGGAGATAAACAATAGTTGTAATTTCTTTTGGAAATACTTCATAGAAATATGCACTTTCATAGTCGCCCATAGAGCTATGTTGTGTAACTGTTAAACAAAAGTATCGACCATCGTCACACTCATAGATATAATCTTTGGTATGATAGTACTCGTCTACATCTCTTAGCTTTTCATCAATCTGATTTAAAAACTCTGGTGTGTCCCAGATTAATTCTGGTAATAATTCGGTATTCCCATCTTCCCTTAGTAATCCATCTAGGGTTTGTTGTTGTGTTTCCGTAAGTGTCATTATTTACTTTCCTCCGTGATTTTAAACCATTCTCTTAAAAAACCATCGTCAACACCCTCAATTAATGTTTGTTCTCCAAAAGCAGAGGTTGTAATACTTTTGACAATCGTCCTCATAGAAATCTTGAATGGCATCTTTGATTGTCTTTTGCGGTTGTCCACAAGAATCATCGGTTGTCCAACAGTAAGATGTTTTGTCGGTGATATACATGGTTATTCCTCCAGTTGGGTAATCTCAATAACATTGGCTTTTCCAAGGTTTAACACCACAGGATATTTATTGCTTATGTCTTGAACAAGACAAGGGTTGCCATGACGTATATCTGATAAAAACCATTGCATTAATTCCTGTGCGGTTTTAGTGCTGCAGTAAATAATGCTTTGGGGAAAGTTGTCGTATTTTACGGTAATCCGATATTTGTACTCTGGTTTGTGATGGAATACGGCTATGATGGATTGTTCCCCAGATGGTTTATGGATGTCACTCATGTTTGTTACGCTCCAATCTTAGTTTTAATAACTCAATGATGTGTTGTAAAAAGAATATCTTATCGACATCTCTGTAGCAATCATAAACTACACCATCATACGTTGTTTTGTCAATAAACAAAACCAGCTTTTCTTCTCTGTAGATTCTAACGTACATATCAGAACATTTGTCGCCATAACAATCGTATTCACCAAAATCGTTTACGATGGAAATATCATCAAAACGTAAAAACGATGGTTCTCCCAAGTCTTCAATTAGTTTCAATATTGTATTGCATAGTTCAATTGCTGCGGACATTGGTCTATTCTCCCTTTCATAATCTTCAACAAACTGCATCCATTGTTCATTCGTTGTATTCTCCAATTCGTCAAACATTTGTTTCCAAAAGTCGTCCATTGGTTTATTATGTTGACTCATTTGAACGCACCATTTATGCACAACATAAATAATCCAAAGGCAATGGTCGCAAGTGTTATTGTAACACATAGATATAATGGTATGTATCTGGTGCCGTATTCAAAACCACCAATGATTTTGACTGACTTTTGCATTATGGCTTCTGTCAAATATTCTCCTTGCATCTTTTTCCATGACCTGTCGAAATGCAACTTGTTTAATTCACACTTTGCATCCTGTAAATCTTTACGCAATTTATCAATTGTGGCATCCTTAGCGATAATCACTTGGTTTTGGTCTTCGATGGTTTTCATTAATTGTTGTGTATCCATGTTTGTATCATGGGTGGTTATTTCAACCACCCCTCCTGTGTCGCTTCGCTCAATAACTTATCTTCGATTTGACAAATGAAATCATATTCTTCGTCCGTAAATTGGTCGTCACGTTTGACCCAATGCATCGTTGGTTCATCATCGAAAATTCCATGACTATGGGAATAATGTGTCAACATACCATTGTTTCGATAAAAGAATAATTCAGTAGTTTGTTTGACAATATCATAATGTTTGGTTTTACGATTGAAAGCCAGCATATGACCATCGTTCGTATTGACAACATACGTTTCATAGTTGCCCTTGAAGAAATCTGGTGGTAACAAACGATATACGTTTTCCACACGATACATTACTTGTTTTAAATCTCTGGTAGACAATGTTCTATTCCTCCGTTTTCTTAATTGCACCATCAGTATGATTTTCAACGACTTTTTCGTGTTTATTCGCCAGTATGGCACATTTGTTGATTACTTTATTCATGCCATCAACAATAGCAGTCACGACTTCATCAAGTTCTTTGATGGCACGTTTGACGTTCTTTAAATCGTCTTTGGTGAGTGTCGATGTATCTACATCATTAATCAATTTAGAAATATCTTCGATTTTTCTAATACTCTTCCACTCTGCGATTTGTTCTTGTAATTTTTCAACGCTTAGTGCATCTTGTTGCAACACATTGAGGATGCCTTTGTAGATAGATAAACGCAACGTGTTCAGTTCCACATTGGTATTATCCTTGTTCATATCAATGTTACTAGCGAGATTCTCAACATAATGTGCAAGTGGATAACCACAAGTGGCATCCAATAATAAGTTTCTTGGTGTATAGCTTCGATTAGACAATGTTTTATCTCCTTTGTATTTTAACTATAGGGCTTGGTTTTCTGCAATGGCTTCCTGTAGTTCCTTTGTTGCGGAATCGTAATCCCATTTAAATGCGTTGTACGCCAGATTCCGTGCAGATTGCAACTCCAGTTCATCCAATATAATTCCTTGTGCGGTTTGTTCACGTACCCATTTGGCACGAGAACGACAATCATATGCGATTTGTGCGACAATATTCAATGTTCTACCTCCGTAATATACTCATCATCCCACCATGTATTGGGTTCGACATTTTTGGCTAGGATGTGTTGACCATCAATGTTTACATATGCGTTTTCTTCAAAAGCGTAAGTTCTATGTTGCCCCAATAGTGTTTTTACTGTGATGTAAACCATTTATATTCCCTCCTTTAAATATAAATCTTGTTCCCTTAGTTTTGCATACTGTTTACGGCTATGGTAACGACCACTGCATTTGTGTGAACAAAACCGAGAACGTATTTGCGATGGCTCAAATATTTTACCACATTCCTCACATGGGCGTGGTGGCAACTGTAATTTACCATACGACTTGCCATACATTCGTTTTGGCTTTGGTTTTTGCTTTGGTTTTTTCAACCGTTTTAATTCCTGTGGATGTTTCTCGTAGTATCGTTTAACGGCTTCTTTGGGGTCGTCTTGGACTTTCCAACCATTGAAACATTTCAAATGTTGTAGAAACGCTGGTAAACTTGCCAATTGTGTCACCCCCCCAATTAAAACGTAACACTTTTCTTGCAACCAGTTGTACGGTCATAACCAATGGATTCATAACCAGCAGCAAGTGACTTTTCGTAATTTTCAACGAACAATCGCAAGTTGACGTACACGTATGGAATGTTGTTGTCCAACGCATCGTTTAATAACTTGTGTGTCATTGTGTTAAACATCTTGTTTAACAAGTCTGCATCAATCCGACTTACTGGAACATGAATTTTCATGTTCGACAATTCATTGTCAAGAATAATGATGTCTGCCGTTTTGGCATTAAAGATAAATGTTTTAACAAAAGTTGTTGTAGTATTGTTTGAAAATTTGAATAACATAATTGTTCCTCCTAAGGGGTGAACCCCTAATTACTAATAATTAATTTCTGTAATCATTATATCATATCGGCATATTGTGTCAAGTATTAATTTAAGAATTTTTAGATTTTAATTCTGATACACAAAAAACCGTATGATTAATGTGTTCAACATGGGTTGTTTCCTTGTTGTTGATTACATTATACCATACGGTTGTTTTATGTCAATAGTTTTTATAATATTTCTTTTGAAATTTATCAAACAATTCGTCCAACAGAATCCACTCGTATCCATTCTCACCATGTATCTGACAGTAGAAATATTTACCGTCTTGCTTTGTTTTTCCAGTAACGGTATACGTATTGCCATCGCTGGTAAAATCTTCGGCTTCAATACATTCGATTAAATGTAATTTGTTCTCCAATAGGTCTTGTTCATGAGTTAACTGGATGTTTTTGATTTTGTCTGCAATGGTTTGTGCAATTGTATAGTCATGACCAATCTTAACTACATCTTCGAAACCAACTTCGGTTGTCGTTGCGAATCCATTGGTGATAACTAATTCATGAAAATCATCGTCAACATCAATAACCATATAAGCACAGTTATAAAACATAACAATATCGCCGATTTGAAAATCCATAATTATCTCCTATTCCTGTTGATGTAATAAACCATCATAACCACTATAATCAAAATTGCGTACAAACGATGGCATCTTTGCGTTTCTAAAATGTAACTCTTGTTGTCGCATGACTTCTTCCGTTGGTTCGTATTGGGAGCGTTCTTTAGACCGCTGGATGCACGTTTCAACATCGGTATCAAACCGCTTGTACCACAATGTATAATCGTGTATATCACACAAGTCTTTTAACCAACGCATTTCTTTGTTTAGAACGTCTTGTGGTAATGTATTTGTATTGTCATACACGATAAAATCCCCAGTACGCATACGGCATGAGATTGCGTATAATGCCATCTTGTGTGCAGCCTGTTCCACATCTGGGTCAATCACCAGCTGGTTATATCGGAACGCATAATGTTTACCACCAATAATATCACGAATCTGGTCATACGATACACACCAGTCAGTCAACCCATGTTCTTTTACAAAAGTTGACTTGCCACTGGCTGGTAAACCCCAGAGAACCAATAGATTGTGTCTATCGAACTCCATACTTGTTTACTCCTGTGGTGTATTTACATAAAATGTCACGCATTGGTGTCCATTGGTAATTACTGCCGATGTCGGTATACAATTGGATGTACACGATGTTTTCTTCGGGTTCTATACGCAAGTCATTACCAATGAGATACGTATGACCATCACGATATACATTGGTATTGATGCGTTTTAACGCAAGTTTAACTTGGGTTGGTATATTCAATGCATTGGCATTTGATAACGTCATGAAATCAAACATCGGTTGTAAGTCATAATTACCAACACAAGTAAAATCGCTTGGTAGATATTCTGCATCAAAGGCTCTACCGCCCAAGTCAATAAAATGGTAATATCTATTAGTGCCACATAATATAAGTACCGCTCCAGTACTACAGGTGAATATATCACCGACTGTTGGTCTGTTCATGTTATCCCCCTAGGTATGAATCACCAGTCAAGAACTCTATTAGCTTTTCCATATCTGGTGTTAAATTGATAGTTTCATAATAGTCGATATGCACATTATTCCATGCGTTACCGATACGCTCTCTTTCAATGTTTCTGGTTTCAATTTTGCCATCATATAGCATTAGAACCTTAATCCATGTTGTGTATGCATTTATGACTAAAGCTGGATGATTTTCAATATAAATTAAATCGCCCTCGGTAAACTGGAAATTACGAAGTACTTCACGAAGCATTATAAGTCCTCCTCGTCTTCTTCCCAGTCTGGTTCTTCTTCTTCGATGTCAGAAATTGTAACTTCTTCGACTTGACCATCTACATCGTATGCACAAGTGGTTGTATTGATGTCGAAACAGTCGGTTAAATCAGATGCAATTTCATACGCTTCTTCTTCACTAGAAGCAGTAATCCGTGCTTCACCATAGAATGTGCCACTATAAATGACATTATAAACCTTTTCCATTACGTTTCTCCTCATTAACAAGCACTTTGCCCAAAGCCAGTACAATAAGAACAATTCCTAAGACGATTGATAGCTTGACTGCAATCCAGAATATCATTGCAACCGTTGCAAAATCCGTTACATAGAACTGTAATAAATACAATACAAAGGCAATACCTGTGGCAAGCCATGCGAACTTTGTAGCCAAGGCAACAATCACAACACCAATACTACCAAGAATACCAATGATAACCAATAAAATATTTTTCAAGATGCTCATTATTTGTTCTCCGCTTTCCGTAATTCAACAACAACAGGTGTTTTCGGTTGTTTCTTATGCGTTGTGAAATCGCATGAGGTTTCTTTACAACCGTTACACATACCAAGCATTTCCAAGTTCACCAGCGATGGATAAATCATATTTAGCTTGCGATAAATCTCTCGTGCCACTTGTTGGTGTTCCGTAGATGCACGTTTACACAATCGCTTTGGTAAATATTCCATCCATGTTCGTAATGAACCACTTACGGTCATTGTCACGTTTGTTGCCAATGGTAACACATAGGCTGCAACTTGATACGGTACACCAGATTGAACCAACCGTCTGTATTCTAGAATTTGATTTTCGATTAATTTATTCATGAGTTGCCCCATGTCGTTTGTAATCTCTGGATGTTCGGTTGAATCAAACCATGTGGAATCCGCAAAGTCTGTACCACGTGTAGACTTGACCGTGAAAGACAAATGTCTGTGTCGTGTAATCTGTGCAAGGCATTTTTGCGACATTTCAATATCGAATGTCACCAACGTATGCTCCAATAGTGACAAATGAACACTATGCACGGCTCGTACCAATGCATCAACACCCAATGTTTTACCATAGCATTGACCCATTGCGTGTGCAGCCGTATCAAGTGGTGTATAATTCTGTAATGTTACTTGCATTTAGTCCTCCGCTTTTTCTAAGGCTTGTTTAATCATTTGTGTGATTTCATATAGTACTGTTTCGGTCAAATCTGCCACGGCTTCTGCACCATCGCCAAAAATTTGAATTTGACCATATTCGTAATCATACCTAGAACATATATCTTTAAACTTAACATCATCAATCTTAATTGTCTTCATGTGTTCCTCCTAGCGATAAACGATGACGTATTCGGCAGTACCACCATTGGCAAGACCAGCGGTAAATACGGTATGAAAACACCAGCCATCTTCAAATAATTCATTCAATTGCTTTTCTGTAGTGCTAAGAGTGTCTGTATTCAATAGAACACATTTGTATTCTGTTGCGTGTTTTAGTTGCATAGCTTTTCTCCCAAGTGGTCTTCAATCACATTTACTAATTGCCAAAAAGCCGTATTGTAAAAATGCACTTGATTCCATGTCGGAATTGGCATCCCCTCATAGGCTTTCTCATGCTCTTGTACGGCATCAATCATGGTTTTTACTTTGGCTTTGTTTATTCTTTTCATGTAATTTCTCCAGAAAATTATCCATTGGTGACGGAAAACGCTCTGTTATAACTAATGGCTCCTTGTTGTCATCCATAAGTGTTATACCTGTAGCTTTTTCAAATAGAACAACTAAAGACCAAAAGGATTCACTATAGAAGTCTATGTCTTCTGCTTTAGAATCTTCAAACGTATAATTTTCTTCGGTCGCTTTCACATTACCGATTACCTCTTTGGCTTGTTCTATGTATTTTTGTATCATGTTTACTCCCTATAACAACAAATATAAAATCACAATTGTGTCTGCAATAGCAATCCCAAGACAAGCACTTAAGACAATCGACAATGTTGTTTCTTGTGATTTGTGTGACGCAAGTATTTGTACGTGTTTTTCAACCTGTTGTAGACGATTATCTATAGATTTTGTTCTATCGTAATACTTTGGTAGACACTCAATACGGCTATTAAAGCGTGTTTCAAAGTCACGCAACAATAGACTGATTATAGATTGTTCTTCGCTTGTCATGGTGTCACCATATGGAACGCAATCAAACCACCGAGATTTACAATGATAATAGCAATTAAATACCAAAAGATTTGCTTGTGGATTCTATAGATGCGTTTAAACAAGAAATCCGATTGTTCTTCCAAGGCAGAAATACGAATGTGTTGTAATTTGTTTAATTCAGTGGACTTGTCAATCATGGATGCTTGTCCTTTCAATATCGTGGCTTGTGTTGACAACGACCGTGCCACTTCTAAGATGTCTTCTTTTGTTGCATACATTATTCTTCCTCCGTTGGTTTAAACTCAATTTCATAAAAACAATTGTATAATCCATAATCAATCGTAAAAGATTGACCGTGTTCAATCACACGATAATACCGTGGTCTGTAATTGTTTTCTCGCCACCAATCTCTTATGGATTGCATCGCTTGTTCAAACGTGTCATATGAACCGTGGTATTCCTTGATTTGTTTCTGTGGTTTTACCCAATATACTGAATACATTATCCGACCCACTCTCCATATTCATCCATCCAATACACATCTAGGTATTCAAAATAGAAAATCTTGCCGTCTGGGTCTTCGTGTTGACCAACGGCATATCCTGTGGTGTAACACCCAAGTTCCATACACAATTTTTGTAACTGACGGCAAGCATCATCGTATGAATCTAATGCCATAACCTTGTGCATTACATTATTGTTATCTATTGTATAACCACCGTACTTCTTCATTAGTCCTCCGATTGTAAATCATCTAATATGTCACGAATGTCAGCCACGGCATATTGCATACATAATCTATCGTATGAAACGTCACGCAACATTAAAGCCGTCACTAGGTCACGTTCAATGGCTTCTAGGGTGTCAACGATTGGTCGTATCTCGTGTTTATCCAACGATTTCTTCATCAGTCGCTCTCCTGTATGGATTTACACAAGGCATCCAACAGAATACTGTTGGGTTTTAAATCTTTCACCGTACCGTATTGGACTCTTTTGTGTCCATCTGGTAAACGTCTAACACCCTCGAATTGAATACGACTCATCCAATCTGTGGTTGTAATACAATCAATAATACACACGTCTTTTACCGCAAACACACTATCGTCTGTCAACAACAGTTCTGCTCCACGTAACTGCTTGAAGTGTTTAAACACATTTTCTTCAATTGACAAAGACTCTTGTGACATCTTACCAATGTATGTTTTGTAAGATTCAATCATAAGTGCTTGGGTATGTACTACGTTGACCATCGGACAATTATCTTTAATTGGTTCATATAGCGTGTTTGCAGAAACGGCATATTTCTCCGTATCTATAGAATACACTAGACAATTAAATCCATATGTCAATTCTGGAATATCTTGAATATAGATATAATGTTTACCGTTACAAATATTCCTTAAAATCATACCTTGTTGAAATTCTGACATAATAAAACCTCCAATACATACATTATATCACACATACGTTATTCTGTAAACAAGATTTCTTCCGTATAACCAAAACCACGGTCTTCCAAAAATTGCATAATCGCACGTTTCTCCAATGGTTTCCATTTTGTTACACCAGAGAATCTGCGGTTGACATCTTGTGGTGTCATATATAGAATGTCGCTTAATTCCTTTTGCATTACACCAGCGTTATTCAATGCCGTTCTTAAATTTGTATACATCGGAACCAGATTTTTGATGTATTGGTCTTTCACGCTGGATAGAACATCAATCGGTGTTTCATCCTCGTGTTGATAACACAATGCATCAATCAACAAGTCGATAACTTCATCTGGTTTTGCGGTTTTCTTTAACTCGTATACTTTGTTATGTAACTCAATCTTCACTATGTACCTCCGAGATGCGTTTGTGTGCAATCTCATAATATTCTTTATCTAATTCGATACCAATAAATTTTCGGTTTAATTGACGGCAAGCAACACCAGTTGTACCAGAACCCATAAATGGGTCAATAATAACATAATCATCTGGCAATATACCGATAATGTTTTTCATTACCGACAATGGCATTTGACATGGGTGTGCCGTCTTTTCTTTTGATACGTTCTTAACAATATTGATATTCCACCAATCGTATATTGGTGTTCCCATAGACCCATTGGCAATCAATTGTTTAATACGCTTGTCATTTGGGTTTTTATACGGTTGCAATACACGTTTAAAATCTGGTGTGATACCAAAGAACGCAATATCACGATGTTGTCTACGGTTATTCGTGTTATACACCCAAGATACAACACGTGTTGGTGGTCTACCAATATCGACCGCAAGTTGATACAATTGTTCTGGATAATGTACAACAACGGACATATCTACATAATAAAAAATATCATATAGCATTTCTCTATAGTCTTCTTCGGACATTCTGTCTTTGTATGTGTTGTATTTGTATCCAACATTAAATGGAGGGTCGGTGACAATAATATATTTTTGTCGCTCCTGTGATAGTCTGTGTTGAATATATGGCAGAACATCCATACAATTCTCTTTCAACAGTAAATAGTTGTTATTAAAATTCATTTAACGCTCCATATAGGGCGGTTTGACACCGCCCATATATAATTTACTTAGACAATAAGTTTTCCAACATTTCGACACGTTCTTTAAGGTCTTTCAACTCATCACGTTTGACATTCGTTGTTTTACCGATTTTAAAATTAACGGATGCATTTGTCACTTTGGCAGAACCAAAAGATTGACCAACGTAGAACATTACGTTTTCATTTGGAGCATAGAATACACCCAATGCACCAGCGTTTGCATTTTTGTAATGACCAAAGCCAGCACTCAAAGCAAGTTTGTTATGTGCATCGAAACCATTTCAATGTAATGCACTTAATGCACTTGTAGATGCAATGGCTTGGTTTGTACCACGTTCTAAACGGTTGATTTTATTATCAATGTCACCCAATAGTTGTTGACCATGGCTTTCCAATGTTGTAATCCGTTGTTCATGGTCAAGAATTGCGTGTTCGTTTGCACGAATGTCTGCGGTATTGGTTGTCACACGACCATCAATTGTATTTACCTTGGTGCTTAAAGTAGTAATACGTGTACCATTTGTATTGATTTCATCAACGGCTGCATACAATTGAGAGCCATTGACTGCATCCAAGGAATCTGCCGTAATACGACCAGCAGATACATTCTGTAGTTGTCTGTTGTAATTATCTAAGTGGCTGTAGGTGTCAGACTTCTTAGACCCAAAGGATACACTGGAGTTTGGTTGTTCCCCAGCGAATACGTGAGTCGTACCGTTGATGTCCATTTAACCAAAACCAACTGGTTCATATGTTTGACTGTTAGTGCCGATTGCTACACTATTTTGTACTGGGGCAGATGCATTATTACCGATTACAACGGCATCCATACCACGGACAACATTGTGTGTACCAACAGAAATTGCACCTTGGGCATCCAATGTATTGTTTGCACCAATAATGGTTTGTTCTTGATGATTGCCAGCGTAATTATTATACCCAAGTACAGTTGTTTGGTTTGCCGTGATTGTACCATTGCCACCACCAAGGATAATATTGTCGTCACCATTTACGGTATTATCACGACCAACTACGATTGTATTTGTGCCGTTTACACTTGTGTTTGCACCAACGGCAACAGAATTATAGCCATTCACAGTTGGATTTACGGCAGATGGTTCTAAAGAGCCAAACGCAACTGGATTTGCGAACGCACCCATTGTTGCCATTGCAAATACTGTGGATAAGATTGTTGTTTTTGTTGTGTTATTCATTTGTTTTCTCACTTCCGTTTATATCATACCATTTAAACTTTCAAAGAATTGCATAATGCTTTCATCTTTTTTAAAACACGTTTCTTCGCCAACGACTTGCCAATCGGAAGCCATAATAGCAGACGCATTAAGTGCTTGCAGTAACTTGTGTTCTGTTGATGTACACACATATATTTTCCCTCGTTTGAGTCTTAAGCAAGACTCAGGTTTCCAGTGGTATCTACGAATGGCTTTACCATTCAACATATGTTCAAATGCAGTACTAAATCTCATCTTCGTCCTCCTGTGGATGGGTTAACTTGGTTGGTAACAATGTGATTGACATGATTGAAATAACCATTGTTGCGAACCAATCGGAATCATTGAACCAAAACAATCGAATAAAAGACCCAAGTAATAATACAATTGACCCCAAGCGTATCATGCTTAGAATGTCGTCTTCGATGTATCTACGTGTTTGTGTTCTTCGTTTCATAATTTTCCTCCTTGTAGAAATTCCCAAGATTTAAACATTATATCGTAATCCAGATTCATATACGTTCTATTCTTGGGATGCTTTGGACACGCAAGATAAACCCATTGCGAATCCTTAGAACGTCTATGTTCGATTATGGCAACTGGCTTGGTTTTACACTTATGACAACCGACTGTGGTTTGACATCGGTCTAACAAAGAATCAAACCCATCGCCATATTCCAAAAAGTACTCACGTTTATCTGGTAGTGTACGACCACCGCCAAATCCCTTGTATGCCATTTGTCCTCCTATGGGTAGAATACAAAAGTATTGTAATTTTGTCAACTGTTTATTCCGCAAGTTTTGCGTGTTCCCACCAGCTTTTTGCTTTAACATCGCTACTCCATGATGTCGCACCATAATCCCAAGCGTATACTTTTCCATCTTTACACTCTGCAAAATAGCGACAATAGTCTGGACTACCTGTTGAATGTGACACGATTATTTTCGTATCCACAGAAACATTTTTCCAGTCAACAACATCAATGTGTTTGTCAATCTGAATATATAAATGCGTTTCTAATAATTCTTTCACAATAGCAACTTCCAAAGAACTTACAATAGCCGTCCTTTTGTTACCATAACAATGCATATATTTATTATCTTTAAAATATGGCTCTTGTTCGGATGCAATATATATCTTTATAGTTGGGTCATAGAATACAAACCGAAATCCTTGGTTATATAAGTCTTTTAGAAAAAACTCTAAACCCTGTTGGGTTAAATATTTAGATTCTAACATATGTACCTACTTTCTATAGATGAGTGATAACAACAGATGTATCTTTACCGATACGCATAACTTTTGTTAAAGACCAACCCATTTCAAAATATGGTTGTAAAACATCCATATAATGAAACCCATGTGGTATCTGAAAACATTTTCTCATGTGAACCTCCAATGTTTAATCATTTGTTGTTCTGATATAAGAATATCACATGATTACATTTATGTCAATAACAAAATAAAAAAAAGACGGAAGAAATTAATCTTCCGTCATACGATAATGCCATAATGCACAATCGTCAATTTCACACGCCTGTACTTCCGCAAGAGTACCGCAACAACACTCACGACATTTCTTATGAATGGCATCTAGTGGCGTTTTTGGTTTCGGTGGCTTGCGTTTACGTTTTGATGGTGCTTTTGGTTTAACAACCTTGGTTTGATTCTTGATTGTTTTCTTTGTTGTCTTCTTGCGTGTTCCCTTAAGTGGCATTATGTACACACTTTCGCAATTCTTCCAGTTCCAACACATGGTCAATGTCGGAATGAACACGAATTGACTTTTTGTTTCTTTCCCCAGATAATTCAACAACCGATGTACCACAATCCAATGGGCGATAACCCTTGTCTGCGGAATAACCGCCCCAACCAAGGAATGACCCAGATTGTATATCATAATGTTCAGTCATTGACCAAGCCTTGGCAATGCGGTTTGGTGTTGCCACATGAGTTTTCTCCCAATTGGTTTTATGCAAGTGTTCATAGAATGTAATATCGGTATGTAACCACTCCATTGCCGTTGGTTTCTTAGCGTTGTGCCATGTGCCAATGACATACAGATTTTTATTAACATTAAAGAACACACTTGCCATACCGTGGTAAAACGGAACACCCAATAGTTCCGCTAACATCTGTTCTGGTATTAATTTATTGTGTTTCAACGCACGTTCATATCCGTGATTACCACTACGGCAAAACAAGATGCGGTCTTTAATCGGCTGCAATAGATGATAAGCAGTCAACACTTGGTCGCCACCGTGTTCCGATTGTTCAAATACAGATGATGCGGAGTTTGTGGTTGCATTATCCGTAGAATCACCACCGATAATCAAATACAGATTATCAATGGATTGTACCTTTGATAGAAAGTCTTCGAACTTTTCTCGATTATGATAAATGTTCCCAACGTGTATATCTGATACATCGGCAATGTATGCACGGTCTGCATCTACACGCATATCTAATTTGTTTGCGTTCAAAGAATGTTCTGCGATATTCAAATGCGTTCCTCCATGTCGTCTAATCGTGTGCATTGTTTGCCACAGTAATTACAAATTGTTTTCTTGTCACCAAAGCACTCGTCAAGATATTCAATGGCTTTACAATGAAATGACTCACGGTATTCGCCCTTGTAGATATGATATTTCTTGAATGTGTTCCGTGCAGAATCAAATGGATAATTCAGCTTGTCTTTTGGTGTTGTCGCAAAATACAGATTCTTAATTGGTTGGAACATATCAATGTCAACGACTGTTTCTTCCATCAGTTGCGACATAATTTCTCTCGCTTGTTTCTTAACCGTTTTATATTTTGCACATACATATGTATAAGACAACCCCAGTTCTTTGGCAATATCCTTTAGTTTCTTACGATAACCAGCACGGAGAATTAACAATTGGGTATTCTTGATGCCCAATTCAGAACGTAACCGAATTAACGCATAAGACATTCTCTCAAATTCTTCTTGTTGCAATACAATGTCTTCTGGTGAATCTGCATAATCAACAGACCGTAAACGGTTCAAGCGATTTAAAATCCGTTGTTTCTGTTTGTTTTGTGCGAACTCGTCAAAAGAATACTGTTTCTCAAACTGTTGTATTTTTGTTAAATTACTCATGTTTGAACACATGAATTGTGTAAATCTATTCATTCAACCACCTTGTAGCGACTGTCGATACCAATAATTTTCTTTGACCGTTCTCCAATGGACTGACATCGGTCTGTTCTAAAATCACATTGAACGATTGTACCGATGTATTCTCCATTGTGATATATCTTGCGAAAATTACCCTTAAGGCGTTTCTTTTGTTGTCGCTCTGTTTCTTCATCTTCTCTGACAAAGATTACCTCTGGTGATATATCGTATAAGTATTGTTGAATCGTATCTCTACGCTCCCCATAAATAGAGATACGATATAATTCCCCGTTCTTAAACATATCCACTAAATACATAAATCGTTTCATGGATTGTTTTTATCTCCCATTATTTGTTGACCCTGTTCGTAGAACCAGTACCACCTGTTCGTTCATCGGTGGTATCATCGTTGTCCGCCAAGAAATACTTTGTAAAAATACCTTGGACGATACGTTCGCCAGCTTCGATGGTTTGGGTTTCACCACCATAGTTGTACAATACCACCATGATTTCACCCTCGTTATCTGGATTGTTGTAATAATCGGCATCAATAACGGATGCACCAGTCGCGAGCATTAATTGGCGTTTAATACCAAGGCTTGAACGCACTCGTAAATCCAAGTATTCATCCTTTGGCATATACGCCTTGACACCAGTTTTAATCAGTACGGATTGTTTTGGTTCAATCTCGTAATCATCGTAGGCGTAAATATCATAACCAGCACTATGGATTGACCCTCGTTTTGGCAACTTAACAGGTGTTTCCATTCTATTTACGACCTCAAATCCACGCACCCTGTGTGTAACTGGTTTTAAACCATGTTTTTTTCGTATACTATTTAATGTTTGACCCATTTGTTTTCCTCCTGTTAAACCAATACTTCAACTGTAATATACTGTCGTCCAAACTGAATTGCATCTTCATATGATGGCATCCAGATGTCAATGGCATTGGAATAACCACCACCGAATCTATCTTTGACAACATACGTTCGACCATTAATAATTACTCGTGTGCCGAACGGCAAATCATCACTTGCGATTGCTCCATCGTGAGTCCATTCACCGTTTGCCATTGTACCACGGTCTGTGTATGCAGATACTTCGGCTTGCATTTGATATGCATATGTTTGCCCCATACACATACCAAAGAATACGCAAGCTGCAATCAATAATTTTTTAATCATGCTTACCTCCTGTGTATAACATATATCCTATGAAGAATAACAACAAAATAAATAAAATAAAGCTAATTCTATGAATAACCAACAGTAGAATTAAAAGTGTTAAACCGTCCATGATTCAACTGTTGATGCAATGTCAGCGAATTGCTTTTGTAGTCTATCTTGTGCCATATACCCAAGTTTCATGACCCAGATTGCTGCAGTTTCTAGGTCGTAGCCATTCACCAAAGCACCAGCGATAATCTTATTGACCTTGGATTTGTTTGGTTCGTCTACGGCATATACGCAGATGTAATCGTTCCCAACGTGTTCATGTTCTTTGAGTACCCAATGTTCATGTGGTTTTAAATCATCTGTCACTTGTAGATATACTTTGAAATCTGTGCCGTCAATCACATCATCTTCGTCAATTAAGCCAATGTCGCACAAGCATTTATCATAGGCGTTGCCCTTTAGAAAAGTTTGTCGTGAGATTTCATCGCAATCTTCTTGAATATCGCCAGTCAAGTATACAACCCAATGTGGACAACATTCACGAATATCTTCGGCATCTGTGGATTCAATCGGTGTCAATTGGTATGAAACACCATCGAACCACACAAGATGCAATCCCCACATTTTATCAAGACCATCTGTGTTTGTCAATTTTTGTTCTAACATCTATACCCTCCTATGGAGTAATATCATAAACCTTAAATTCAATCCGTGGATTCTCACTATAACGCTTGCGTGTGATTACATCGCACACTTGGTTATCATCGACCCATATGACACCAGATAACGCATCCATAACGCCTTTTAATACGTTGTCTATATCTGGTTTCTTCGTCGGTAAAATCAATCCATCGACCATATCTTGATGGTCTTTTTTACGAACACTAGAGGGGATTTTACGGTACACATCAAGTTCAAACAACAATGGTACATCGGTTAAATCCTTAGGATGTTCGATTGAATCTTTTATCAGTTGTTTATACGCTTTAGATTTTGGAGGGTCATAGGCTCTCACGAAACGTCCTCGTCCACATAACCGTGGTCTTCCCTGTGGTACTGGTTCGCCCATGACAACTCCAGAATAAATTAACTTCATTATAACTCCGCTTTTGAATACAAACGACTTACGGCATCTGTCATATCATCACAAGCCTTGTCAATCAAATGGACGGCTTCCTGTTCTGATAATTCAGATTGCATCATTCGTCTACGAACCTCTGCTTTAAGTTCGCTGGTACGATAATCAATGATTACTAACATATGTAATTCTTTAACCATTGTTCTTCTCCCTTTGGATGTCTGCATTGATTTTATCAACCTGTAGTTGTAGATGGTCTAACCCTTTAGAATTATTGATTGTGTAATCACACATACTCTTTAGAGAATCAACAGATGTTTCAGACACATCATTCAATTTAGATTCATCACAAGAGCCGTCACGATGTTTCATTCGTTTAATTCGTTCTCGTTTGTTCGCAGAAATGAATACGGACTTGCGATACCATGGTTCACCAACGTCCAATTCTTGTAACATCTTTAATTCGTTTTCAAATCGGCAATCCGTTACGATATATCCTTTTGGGCTATCTTCGATTAATCTGTTACGTAATACGATAATCCAAAAGTCTTGAAACAACGCTCGTAAACCATTGCCCAACGATTGTAAATGACCACGTTGTTTGCCATCAAGAACCGTTTTTTCGATTGTTTGTACAACTGGCAAGATGCCCTGTAGTTCTTCAACGGAATGTCCACTAAGGGAAGACAAATATTCCATACCAGCGTTGACACCCTGTTCTTGAATCACGTGGATTGTTTCTTTTAAAGCATCGGCAAAAGCATATCTTGGTAGATTGTCGCATAACAGTTCTGCCACCGTATCTTTGCCACTACCAGCACGACCGACAAGAATCATTGTACGTCACCACCAGTATATTCGATTGGTTTTTCCACAACTTCTTTCACAACTTCAACATCAAAATTAAATCCAAAGATTTGTTGCATACGTTCTTGCGTTGTATATTTTGTATAACGGTTTTTATCTGGGAAATATAACCGTACTCGTGGTGCAAGATAACCAGCTTGTGTTTTCTCCCCATGTAGTTTTGTGCATAGATAGAACTCGTCACCGACTTTAACTTCGTTGACAAAAGCCGTTCGGCTTTGTCGCTTAATCGCAGTAATACGGTATTTATCCATAGTTCTAAATTCTTGTGTTTTGATATTAACCATTTAATTCCCCTTATTATAATATGGACAACAATATGACACCGAGCAATAGTCTTTACACCTACGACCCATTGGATACGTTTTAGATACCCATCTGTCTTTGGCAGAACATTGTCGTGGCATCGTATTGGTTTCAATAGCAGTCACTAAAGCATCTTTTTTGTATAACGCATAATCAAGCAACCGTTGGTCATTCATCTTTGGTAGTTCCAATAGATAACATTGTTTATCTAAATTGAATGTCTTAATTGTGTTGATTGGTTCTTTGATAATGACTTGCAAGAACATCTTCTCAATAGGAATACCATGTTTGTTTAACAATATTCTGTATAGATTTTGTTGCTTGCAGTAATCACCATAGTGATGCAAACCGTCATAAAACCATTGTTGTCGCATCTCGGTTTCACCTTTGCGTTTACCACGTTTGATTGTATATGGTTTCCACAATGGTCTACCGCCCATCATGGTTGCACATTTGTATGCACCAACGACTTTATAGTCATACAACGTGTGGTGTTCTAAGTCGATACAGTCCATCTGACCAGTTAGACCCTTATAGTTCAATCGGAACTCACCAGCGTAATTGTGTGGCAAACAGTTTTCCAAGATGCCATGAACCGATGTACCAACCGTTGCAGCAATAGATGAAAACGGATTAATGGTTTCATTATGGGTTGCCTTTAGATACATATAGAGCGTTGGCGACAACACCTCGGTGACACTAAAGTTTGTTCGGTTTAAGTCACGAACACGACTCGCATTTACCAACAACGGCTTTGCTAAACATCGTTGACCCATACGGCATTGGTTCATGCAATCTTTGACCAATATGGTTTGACCATCTGGACATAAAAACGAATTTTCTTTCATTGTTTGTAACCCCATATATTAATTATATCAGAACAGATAAATATTGTCAAATGTTTATAACAAAAAAAAAAGACACCCAAGTACGAAAGGAGGTAAAATACTTAGGTGTCTTCTTTTGTTTGTGCGTTCATGGTAAACGCTTCATAATAATTATGTTGTTGCGAAATGGCATACGTTCCATGTTTCACGATGTCGCAACTCAACGACCAATACCCCACGGTACAGGATTTTTATGCATAGCCACCAACAGGAATCGAACCTGTATTAATTGTGTCTGATAACCACAATCGTTTTTCCAGTTAAACTATAGTGACATCCAAGGGTTGAGATTTTACCTCAACCCAATAGGAGGAAAAAATTATGCGTGTCTTTTTGACTGTTACCAAAGTGACACGAAGTATGCCAGCCGAATAGAAAACCCTTGGGTAATCTATTCGGTGATACGATGGCGTACCATGACGTATCGTGGCTATGGTGCCGTTGATAGGATTCGAACCTATTAAGCTATAAGCGACAGATTTACAGTCTGTTGTCTTTATCCATCTTGACTACAACGACATACTGGAGGAAAGCGTGAGATTCGAACTCACGGAACATTTCTGTTCGACAGTTTTCAAGACTGTTGCAATAAACCAGACTCTGCCAGCTTTCCATGTGGCTCTTGGGATAGGACTCGAACCTATAACTCTCTGGTTAACAGCCAGATGCTCTACCATTGAACTACCCAAGAATAAATGCAATCACCTCATGTGTGGTCGATTTGAACAACCATCTTCGCATTGCGTGAGATATTCTACCGTTGAACTAACACATGATTATTGCGTGGTATATACAGTAAGGCATCCATGGTATGACAAACCTATGACGACAGTATATAAGTGCCGAATGGAGGATGGTACAGGATTTGAACCTGTGGTTGTTTTGCAACAACATTTCTTTAGCAAAGAAACTCAATAAGCCACTCTGACAACCATCCATGGCAAGTGTCGGACAAACAGGCTAGCATCCGTTCATCCTTTTACGAAAGACACTCACTTCCGACCACCATGGTTGCGACCCATAGTGGATTTACCTTGTGGAGAATGTTGGGGTCGAACCAACGTCTTCTATTCAGTAGACTCTGAACCGTCAAATTTCTGGAGTCGAACCAGTATGTTCAACCTTATAGTGCTTTACCTATTAAGCTAATTCTCCATGTCTACCGCCATGCAACCCATCATCGTTACATCATTCAATCACCCAAAGATTGCAATCTAGGTGTCTTCCATGTTCGTATACGTCTATACTCATCGGCGGTAGATGTGTATACACCTCGTTGCTTATCGTACTTCAACGACTACGGATTTTAACGTCTTGTCTGACAATGCAGTAAGAAATACGTTTCTACATATGATTGTTATAGACTTATCTGCCTGTGCGATTATGGAATGGCACAACCCTGTTTTAAGGCTTAACAGTAACCATGTCCATTTTTAACGATAAATGGCATCATAGATGTTTCTCTTGGTCTTGCCCAAGCAATGTATCGTCATTGAGAACGAATGATTTGTTGTCGTGTAATCAATTAACACGTATTGTCTTTTGTAGATGGTGTACAATAAGCACCCTTTCGATAAACATTTGTTCGCAATAGCGAAAATGCAGAACTGTACAGGAATCGAACCTGTTGGTTTTTCAGACATGACAATTTATGCGAATTTGACCATAACCCAGCAACAGTTCATGTGTGCCAATGCAAGTAGGGGCAACCACTCACATTGGCTATGCTAAGAAAGGAGGCGTAGCACTTAACTACAGTATTATATTAACACACATACAAACAGTTGTCAACAAGAAAACACAATATTTATCCAAAATAATTAATTTCTTCCATTCTCGTGGTTTTATCATTGACCTTGTATTGGAATATATCCGCTGGTCCTCGCAGCTTGCGACGAGATTTACCAATTTTAATACATGACACATTCTTGATTTTATCACGTTCGTCAAAATCCAATTGTGTATCCGTCTTGTATGGTCGCCATAGTAACAACACAATGTCTGCAATCGCTTTTAAAGCATTAGCACCCTTGATATGACGTAACATGGCTTCATACGGTTTTTTATTTTTGTCTTTAGAGAAATTAGACTGTGATTCCTCGTTAAATTGACAAAGCATAAATAACACAAGATTGAATTTTTTAACGTATTCTTTCATTTGATTGGCATTTTTTGACAACACAGGAATGTCGTCAATCTGTGGTATCAAATGGAAGTGGTCAAATATGACAAAGTCCACAGGAAAATCATTGGCATAACACGCTTCGGTTATCTTCTCTAGGTCGTCAATGGTTTTGTTTGGCTCATCAACAAAGCGAACACGCTTGTCTAAGATGGTAGACACTTTGGAGTATACTTCGATGCCCTGTTCGGTCTTTAGCATCTCAACCAAAGTTTCTTCATCGACACCCAAGATTTCTTCAACGATATTCGCCAAAAATTGACCCCTTGGCATCTCCATTGAGAAAATCAAGACATTATCCTTTGAGTCCATCAACCGATGTGCGGCAACCTTGGCTGCAAAGAATGATTTACCTTGATTGGTATACGCACCAAGCAACACAATTTCCCTACGTTTAACACCATTAATAGCAAAATCCAAGGATGGAAATCCAAGGGGAACACCCTCTTGACCGATGAATGTCTTCATATCTTCAAACGAGTCTTTAAATCCATGGACTTTTTCCCAAAGCTCTTCACTGTTTGAGGCGGTCACATCGAGATAATTTTTGACATCCTCAATGGTTCTATCCCATCGTTTCGCCAGCATGGTTGCAATATCAGCAAGCACCATTTTGTCTGTTACCGACTTGCAAAACCGAGATGCTTTTTTATATTGGTCTTCTTTCCTTGGGTATTCCTCCAATAGAACATTCAAACAAGTAATATCTAGCGGTTCGGTCTCAAGTGAGCCAATGTCAACATTCTGGACTAACAAGTCGTTATAATCTTTACATTGTTTTTCCATTAGTCCTCCGATAGCGTAATTACGGTATTGGATTTCTTATGGTATTCATCGACATAATATTCATTGGTTTTACCATTAAATGTTACTTCCCAATATATATGGTCGTAATCTTCATGTGTTGACATAACCAATGCTTTGTGGTTTTTCAATGTTTTTGAGAACCAAACAATATTTAAGGAATTAAATACCTCGCTGATATATTGTATTCGTGCTGTCGTTGATGTAAATGCAGCCATCGGAAACAATAAAGACCGAATAACTACTTGTTGACAATTATCAATAAATTTATTCATTACCATGTAACCTCCTGTGGTGTTCAATAATCTTCTTCCCAAGTTCGTAAACAATTGGAATAGACACGGAATTGCCAGCTTGTTTGTACAGTTGTGCGTTCGATTGTGTCTTTGCACAGGTATCAAACTGTTGGTCTGTAAAACCCTGTAGTCGCCAGAACTCCCTAGGGGTCAACTTGCGTATTACGTTGGGATTGCGACTCAATAATATCTTTGGTTCAATACCACCGCCCTTGACACAGGTCAGAGTTGGTGATAAACCGTCTGGTGAATATATGCGACCTCGTTGTGGATTGCCACCAAAAGATGTTGTGTGAATTATATTTCCGACTTGAACAATAGATTGTTCGCTTTGGTTGGGTCTGTATAGAATGTCTTCGGTACATCCGTTTCCAAGATGTCCAATAATGAACACCCTTTCACGGTTTTGTGGTAGTCCAAAGTCTTTTGTGTTGTACACACGCCAGAACACATCGTACCCTGCTTTGTCCATTTCAGACAAAACCGAGTAAAATCCCCATCCGTTGTCAATTGACAAGAGGTTTTTAACATTCTCAATAAGCAACCATTTGGGTTTATGTTTTGTTTCATTTAATAACCTCATGACTTCGTAAAATAAACCGCTTCGTGTATTTCCCATGCCATTCTTTAATCCAGCAATGGATACGTCTTGGCATGGGAAACCGAAGCACCATAAGTCTGCATACGGCATCTCTGTACCGTTTAATGCACGAACATCTGGTGAAAACCAAAGATTATCCGTTGGATATAACGCACGGTATGATTGTTGTGCGTATTTATCTTGTTCGCACCAACCGACACATTCCATGCCAGCTTTGGTTAAGCCAGTGTGGAAACCACCGATGCCAGCGAATAAATCAATAAATGTTACCATTCTGATTTTTTCCCAGTATACCATTCTTGGTATTCGCTATTGTCGTTTTCAATGTATACCGTAATGTTATCATTAAACAAGTATGTAATCAAGTCTTTTTTAGACTTAAATAACGATGGTTTAACAATACCATAGCTTTCATGGTCAACGTAACCATCTTGGTTGTTACATCGAACAACTTCACAACCGATGTCTTCGACCATTTCTTTTATGGTTTCATAATCAGTTGACTCATGTAGTTCTTCCGATGTATCAGCCATTTGTGTCAACAAATATGAAAACTTTTCTTGTGGTGTTCTTAAAGGTTTACCGTTCCAACCAAACTCACCAAGCCATTCATAGAATGTATAACCACGGTAATTGTCTGGCACCTCGTCAAGGCGATACATTGGATTACTAAAGTCGTGTTCCATAGTTGGTTGATACCAACGACTGCCACGCAAGATATATTCTGTTCCATACGCAAGAGAATGTGCGGATGAACTATTGGTTTCAAACACACCGTTACGAATCAATTTCATACTTGTTTACCTCCATAGCAACTTCCCAATCGTTTGCATTTTTGTCTTCGGTGGATGGCTTATATAGAACCTTACCATTGCCATCTACCAATAGATAATCTACATTAATATATTTACCATCTTCATCTTCGACAAGACCATAAATCAAATATGGACCGTCCTCCCAAGATTTACGTCTTACGCATTTATCTTGGGAGGAACACCAGTACATTGCTTGTTGATAATTGATTGTATGTTCTGGTGCATCTACCCAATTTTGCATGGCATCGGAATTATCATTTTCAGTATGAATCACAATGTCGTCATTGAATAAGTATGTCAACAAATCTTCTTTTGTTTGAAACATAGATTTATCAATGACACCCCAAGACTGATGGTCAACAAACGCATCAACTTCACTAGAGTCACCGTATTCATCTGGTAGTTCAACCACCACGCCTAATTCGTTTAACCATTGTATTACTTGTTTGAAGAATGGGTCTTCTTTAACAACACCCCAAGTTTTATACTGGTAAATGGACGACATTAGATAACTTAGCTTTTGTGCTGGGGAAGACAATACGTTGAACTCCCAACCGTATTCATCAAAGTATAACGGCATAAAGCTATATAGGCGATAATCGTATGGCTTTTTCGTTAAATGGAATCGCTTGTCAGAAAAATATGGAATACCATTTGTCTTACATCTGTAATCACGCAAGACCTCATTCTTGTATGCCAACGAATGTGCAGAACTGGAGTTTGTTTCAAAAACTCCATTGCGTATCAATCTCATGTGCTTCCCTCCTGTTTAGAAACCCAGTAATCAAGAATTTTCATCTTATGCTCTACTTCAATAAAACGAATAAGATGCCTTTTCTTATTATTGTATTCTTCGTAACATTCTAACATATAGTAGCGACCATTAGACCCCATATATATGTCTTGAACCTTAGCATAAAGACTATCAAAATATAACACAATATGTTTAACTCTGTCTAAGCATAATGGCATCATATCAGCATCGCAACGAATACCAGCTGGAGATTCTAATAGACATTCCAAGGAATGTTGGTCTTGTGAATCCATTAGTATCCCTCCCATTAATATTCAGTGTTTACCTCGATAGAACAAATATCAATAACCAAATTATCATCGAACAAATATTCGTACAAGTCTGCTGGTCTTTGGAACATTTTTGTGTTCACAATAGATTGAGATAAAACTTCGTCAATGTAATCTTCGTATGCGTTATACTCTGGTTCTTTTAAAGTAATGCCAATGTCAGATAACCAGCGTTTTACTTGTATGTAAAAATCATCGGCAAACACCGTATCGTAATCACATTCGTTATAAACATACGATAACAAAAACCATAGTTTTTCTTCGGCATTACATAACTCTTGTTCTCTCCACAAGTAGTTATCAAACTTTACGTTCCATACAACATTGTCAAACATTGGTGTATACCCAAGTTCGCCGTATATGTCCGTAACAGTTGCATCTCTTGGCGTTTTCTTTTGTAATCGTCCGACAATTGCCATAGAATGGCAAGAAGAACTGTTGGTTTCAAATACGCCTGTTCTAATTAGTATCATGCGACACCTCCTGTGTTTCACAGTATTTAAAATAAGAACGTAAATCGGTTTCACCAAAGCGTTTGATGTGATTCCGTGTACGGCTGGATGGAGCAAAGTATTGTTCCACCGCATTGATATACATGGAATGTTCGCCTTGGTAAAATGATTTGTATTCTTCATCTGTTATCTTACCACGGATTTCTAATTGTTGCAACCCCAAGTTATCAAAAGACACAATATCAAAGATTTTTGTCAATTGCATTACATTGGCTTTCCATTGCTTGTGTTCTGGTGTATCCAAGTTGACTTTACCACGGTTAAACCCAAAGTCTTTTTCACCCAAGACCAACAACTTATGGTATTTAATCCCCAGTTCTTTTACATCGTCAAAATCATCAATGCCATTAATCACATGGATAACCGTATGTGGATAATTGGCAATCCAATCTGGTAGCGATAAACAACCCTGTAGAGAGCGATAAGAGATACCAAGACCATATACATATGGCATCATCTCTTTAAGCCGTGTGTCGCCATATTGCAAAATATAACGCTCGTTCATTGTAATATTGACAACCAATCCAAGTTTCCATAAATTCTTGACGAACTGTAAGAGATTGTCTGTTATCTGATTCACCCCTAGGGCGATTTCTGTCCCACGTGGTAATTTTGCGTCCATCAATACCTTTTGTAGAACACCATAGTGACATTCTACTCCAGAAACCAATGCAGATTCGTGACAAAATGCACAAGTAGATTGTTTGGTTTCTGCGTTATAGCCGTATGGACATTGCGTAGATACACGAATATCAATATTGAGTGGCGTATCGAGTGTCAATGGTTCGTTATCTGGGTATTCAATAATGCGTGTGCCGTCTTGTAAATCAAGCCACACACTGGCGTTGCCGTTTCTGTATTTCATAATTTTTCCTCGTTTCGCTTCGCTACACTAAATCTAAAAGATGTATTTGTCGTTGATTGTAAACGATTGTTTTAATTCGATGTCAACATTAAGTTCCAATAAGGCTGCAATACCAATAATAATCATGGCGGTCAATATTTTGGCAGCCCAATAGACACCAAAGATAAAGAACAAGAATGTTGGTACATCATTAATTTTATACACGTTATAAAAATCAAGAACGCCCAATAAAACTACATAGGTTGCAATCCAAACAAATCGTGTGAAAAAGATATAATGTTTTTCCAAAAAGTCTATCATTGTTGTTTCTCCATTTCATGTTTAACAAATATTCCCCATTGTGATGCCATTGCTTGTGCGATACCATCAAATGTTTTAGACCGTAATTTTCTGCGTTCTACATCGGTTTTTGCATTGGTTAGTGCATCGCAATACCATTTAGGCATTTTCTTTCCACTACGGAATACAATGGATTCACCCTCGGATACCACCTTAGTAGGTTCCAAAGATGGCAAACCCTTAAGCCACAAACAAGTGGTCTTACGTGCTGAGTCGCCAAACATATACGGTTGTACAATCTGGTCTGGCTTACGGAATCTCGTAGACATAACACCAACAGGATTCTCAATGGCAATATACGGAATGTTTGTATTGTATAAAGCCATAAAGAAATCAACGGCTGCATCTTGGTCTTGTTTCCGATGTGGAAACCGTGGATGCGGTCTACGTTGTTCAATCGGTAAATCTTTGTCGTCTGGGTGATAATACCATTTTGCACCACTGGATGATAAGAACGTACACGGTGGATGTGCAATCATTAAATCCCATTTGTCAACAAACACAAGATTACCACTTTGGGTTACGCCACCTTTACGTTTGATAACATCGAATACGTCTGATTGAAAATGCCACTCTGGATGCTCTCCAGAACACTCTACGATGTCACAACTATAGGCATTAAACCCAAGTTCTCTAAAGGCTTTACAGACGGTTTGTGACTCCTCACAAGCGATTAATACGTTCATTCAAAATCTACCTCCTGTACCCACATAGGCAGATAATAGAATCCAGTAGATTCTATAATGTCCAATGGTAGATACCTTAAACCATCTTTCACGAGAACTGCTTCTTCACAACAACACACAAAGTCATTGTTACCAAACAAGTTTCTAATAGATACAACTTTCATAATTTTTACCTCACTTCGTTAAAAAAAACTGGGATTTAAAACCCAATAGGACGAATGTTTTTTGTCAATTGGGAATCCAATCCCAAAATACGATGGATTTCAACAATGCCTTTTGGTCGGTACACACTACAGTATAACTGACCATCGACAATATCAATGTCTTCTACCTCGAACCCCTTAGGAAGTTCAACCATCGTCTTTACATTATTAAATGTATCATAGATTACGAGATGTGTCAAGGTTGTAAAAACAATATTATCCAAAAACACAAAAGCACCATTATTATTAATATCTTCGTTTACACAATCAAGTTCATATTCACGTACAAACTGTGGCTTGTTATCGTTTGGCACGCATTTATATTCTTGAATTAGACGAATGTTCTTTTTGTATGGTCTAATAGATACAAACTTATGTGTGAATGGGTCATACGCTACGTTAAAGACCTTGTATGGCATTTTTATTTCTTCTTTGACTGATAAATCTTTAGCATCCAAAGCCGTCAACAGAAAGCCATCTACGGTTGCATTTGTGGTATATATCACATCGGTATCACGCCGATAAGTCAACGTATTCATGTGACCTAAGTGTGGTCTATCGTTAAAGCGATGACTACCAAGGACAGACCCATCGAACCCAATACGGTAAATGTCTTGGGTTTTATTATCACTAGAGATGGTAGCCAAGATAAATTGCTTACGTTTTGTATCCCAGCAAAATCCTTGGCATTGATTGACTGGGTCACGTAACGTAACTCGTGTGATTAATTCTGTTTCAAGCATGACATATTCTCCAATTTTTCAGAACCAAAGGTATCGACCCATTTCATTGAACCATCGTCTAACCATTCGTAAACAGACACAAAATAATGAGGGTTATCGTATTCATTATCAAAGATACTGATTGAGTTTACTGCTTCTTCTGCTTCTGCATACAACAGTAATTTTTCTTGCATTGTGTCATCAAACAATTCTAAGATTTCTGGAAAATCATTAGGGGAGTCGATAAACTCAAAAAACGCAACAACATTCGTTGTATCTTTAACAATTTCATTGTAAATACTTTCGATGTCTTCATCGTCCAATTTATTCAACGTATCATACCAATGTTGATTATCTTGTAATCTTTGGTCGATTTCAGATTGCATCTCCAGACATTTCTGTTTTGCATCATCAAAAGATTCATACATGAACTCTATGGTTTCATAATAGTCCTCCCATTGTCCACAACCGTATTTAACCATGTATAATGTTTTCATCTATGCAACCCCCATTATAAAGTCATGGAACGACATAAAGTCTTTAAAATCGGTAGACGTATGTGTCACCGTGTTATCTACCGTAATTTTATACCCAGCGTAAACATGAATGTTATACAACGTATCACCAATGATTAATTCTGTTGGATTATTAATTGGTTCTACAAAATTAAACATCTGGTTTATCTTAAATAGTATATCCGATAAGACTTTATCCATTGTCTTCCTCCGCTAATGTAGCCATGGCAACATAATCATCATGATGTGGCTTGCGTTTTAAATACTCGATGTAATCATTAAACGCACCAATGTTACTGAATTGATTTACACAGTTGGTTGGAACATCGTCAAGAAAACGAATGGCAATCCAACCATTGTCAAATTGTGTAATAAACCGATACCCATTCACGGTATATTCTTTGTTAATCATTGAAGACACACAAGTGCCATCTAATAGAGCGTATCCCATTGTTTTACCCAGCTTTCTTAAACCCACAACGATTTCTTGTTTTACCCTTGCGATTGACACAACAACGCAAACATAATTTACACGCATAATTATATGGTGGTTCGCAATACATTGGTCGTGCATCAATCCACGTTTGTTTTCTAATGCCAATCTGCTTTGGCAAGTTATCGTATTTACTCATCATTTTTCGGATATTTGACAACACGCACATTTAAATCTGGTGCGTACTTGTTAATATCTTCCCTTGTTTTCAACAATGCCTTGCGACCAGTCGTATCACACTCTGGATTATCAACCGCCAATGCAAATGTAATGTCGCCATTGTATCTCTTTTGCAACTCCCATAGTAAACCAATCTGGTCTTTCGTGAGTCGTCCACCAAGATACCCAACACATGGAATCCCTTGTTGATGTGCGGACATGACATCAAGATAACCCTCGGCAACATGAAGTACACCATTCGGATGCAACATCTTGACTGCACGATGGTAATTAAACAACAGTTGTCGCTTAACGAACACATCGTCTTCTTTGGTATTCTTATATTTGGGTTCATTCGTTTCTTCCAATCTTCTCTTGGAAAAACCAACGATACGACCATACGCATCTTGAATCGGAATCACAATACCAGACGATTGTACACCCAAGAATCCACCCTTGTCATATCCAATCAAAAATTCTTCCAGCATATCATCGTTAATACCTCGTTTGACATTCATGTATTCACGAACGGCATCAACCGATTTATGATACTTGATGGCAACCTTAGTGTTCTGACCAACAATGCTTTTCTGCTTTTGATACACAGGGTCGTCTGTTGACACCTCATATTTTTCCGCCAAGGCTTCAACCGCTTGATAGAACGGTAGACCCTCTACTTCTGAATAGAAACCGATTACGTCACCAGATGAACCACACTTGTGGCAATAGTATCTGTCACCAAGTATACAAAACTCTGTTGGATTATCTCCGTGACAGATTGGACAAGTACCCCTTGGGATTTTACCACCGTTTCGTGATAAAGTGGTATATTCCTCGACCAACTCCTGTAGGTCAATCTTGTACTTTAAGGTTGAAATCGTATTCATTTGGGTATGCCTCCTGTAGGTTCTTTAATTGTTGTTGCATCTGGTAATCAATAGATGGGTCAATGCAACATTTCAAGTCATACAATTGACTGACTGCCGTTCTAACAGAGATAATATCATTGTCTTTGCAGATACAATCAAACGGAATATACTGAGGTACGTTCTCAATATGAGTAATAAAGTGTTGTTCTCCGCTATTGTCAAGTCTATAAATAGACGAATGGTCATACAAGAACAATGTATCTTTTGGACTGTATGGCTCTTGATAGATATTCACCAGCTGGATGAGTGTATCGTACAAGTCGCATATAACTTTAGATATATCATCATTGTTTGTAAATATCTTGTTAAACAATTCATAACGGTTTTGATAAAACCATCCAACGGTCATGATACCATCTGGTAAAACATCGTTGATACCAATGAACGTATAATCAGTTGCTCGTTTTGTCCAAACAGATGTTTCGTTACCCAACACGAGATAACCGTCTTCCGTTTTCTGTATAGAACGAATATGGTTTGTCCGTATAAACTCCAACAGATGTATTAGATTATGTCTAACAATCGTTGCAGTTGTCAACTGTAGTCGAATAAATGAATCCATGCTTACCCCCAATAATTAATGTCGCTTGATTCCCATAGTTCTCGTTCTGTGCGAATCTTATGTTTTCTGTGACCGAATACAAATGTACGATTCCGATTGTGGTCAATGATGAACAAATACGTTGTCAAACAACGCTTGTACCAACCGAATGTACAATTATTAGCATTTAACGTATGTGACTCAACACGTCCATTAAGTGTCAGTCTAATAAGTGACCCAACAGAGAACACGTCAAAGATGATAATTGACTTTGGCTCTTTCAACGCAGTCATAATGTCTTCTTCTTTGGTGCATTTCAAGATATACCAAAAGCGGAACTGTTTCTTTCGTCTGATTAGACCGTTGACTGTTAATCGCTTGATATATCGTTTCGGTTTTGGTTGTTGTTTGTTGACGACCAAGAATCCAAGTTGTTTGACCTTACGCATTGTCGTTGAACCACTTTTCTAGGTCAAATGCTTGCCGTTCACGAATGACCGTATTCGTATTCTTCTTGGCGAACTCTTTAGCATTGAGTTCGTTTGCTGCAATGAACACGTCAGTTAGTGACATATCTGTTTTCTCTAGTGTGTCCATGTACTTATATAGTTTCAACATAGAATTTTCGTCAATCTGCATGAAGAACGAACGGACTTTAAAGAACTCGGAAGACGGTTTGCCGTTATGGAACGCACCATTGGTTGTACATTTCTTAAAGTACATCATAGCGAGTGTCCATGCTTTCTTTTTAAAGTCCTTGTCGATAAAGTTTTGTGCCGTCATTGTATGACCTCCTTTCATTTCTTTCCGACTTGATACACATACATTGTACCATACGTAAATGGACAAGTCAACACAAATTATTATCTGACTTGTAACAACCGCCAAGGGCGGTTACGGCTTTGCCGTTTTACTCCAGTTTCGTGTTATCTTTTGTATTTCTGAACGTAAGTGAAGAATACAAAAGATAACCAAACAAGTATTCACTTATGTTTTAACCCTAGGAGCATACCTTAGGTATGGACATAAGTTTTAAACCTAGGTGAAAAACATAAGAGAGAAAACCCTTGTATGAAACTTTTGTTTAAAACCTAATGGGTAAACTATAGTATTTCTTATGTTTTAAACTTAGGTTTGATAGGGTATCACAAAAATCTAAATTTGTCAAGGGGTTTTCTTATGTATTTTTATGAATTTTAACCGTATGTTTTGCACACAATATGCAACCAATGATTGAACGCCAAAATACCCAAGCCGTATTTGACTTGGGTTGATTTTGGTTCTCAATATTTAGTTTTAGACCAAGGTAATTTCTTTTGTTAGAATGGGATGCATTCGGAAGTGTCAAATGTGTCACTCATGGAAGAACCATATGAGCCAACATCATCGGATGCAGAGCCACCGAAAGCACCACCAGCACCACCAGTCACAAGGTCAATGACTTGAATACCTTTGAGTTTGAGAGATACACCATACATCATAGCAGTTTCGTATGGACGTACACCAATCCAAAGGGCAATTTTAGAGCCACTCCAGATGGCAGTCTTTTCGTCCATTGGTTTTTTGTCACCATCAACCAAACGAACCACATTCTCATGTGTGTTGCCGTCTTTGTCGGTAAACTCAACTTGCGTAGATGCCTTTAGTTGATAACCATAGTCTTTTTTCTTGGTCAATGTGAATGTTGGACGGTCTGTTTCTTTACCGTTTTCTTCACGTTGTTTGCAAGTGTTGGAAGACTCCCAGATTTTAACCAACTTTTCTTTCAAGGCTTCTGCATCTGCATCATCCAAGTGCATTGTTACCGTGTACTTGCGACCACCAGCGAAGTCATCAATAACTCCATTGATTTTCACAAACACAGATTCACCAACAGGTGTCATTACATCGGTAATTTTGTCAAGTGGTTTTTCTTTTGCCATATTCTTTTGTTCCTTTTCTTTTGAAAAAACCTTTGCGGTAAAACTTTCCGCACTTGTATTATCGCACAAGTTGTGGTATACTGTCAATAGTGAATTTGACAATTTTCATCGGAGGTAAAAATATGGCAGATAACTTCATTCATACGCATCTACATTCACAGTTTTCAAACTATGGGATGAAAGATGCCATTAGTTCCGTAGATGGCATCATCCAACGTGTGCATGAATTAGGGCAACGAGGGTTTGCATTGACTGACCACAATGGTTGTTCTGGACTGATTGACACATATGTGCATCTACAGAAATATAACAAAAAGCATGGCACGGATTTAAAACTGTTGATGGGGTCAGAGTTGTACTATACGTATGATGTAACCATTAAAGATAAATCGTATTCACACATATTATTCCTTGCGAAGAACCAAGTTGGTCTTGAAAATTTATTCAAGTTGACAACAGAAGCACATCGACATTACTACTATAAGTCAAGATGTGACCTTGACATGATACGCAAGTACTCCGAGGGTTTAATCTGTACATCGGCTTGCATGGGTGGATGGCTTAAAGGTGATAATCGAGAATCTCTAATACCGCAGTTTAAAGACATCTTCGGTGACGACTTATATTTTGAAATACATACGTATCAACATGAAGACCAAAAGCGTTTTAATGCAATGGTGGCAGAGATGGGTGCAAAATATGATGTGCCATTGATTGCCGCTTGTGATAGTCATTATGTGCATGAAGAAGATTACGCTTTACACAAGGCGTTCCGTGGTCGTTCACAAGATGATGATGAAGACCAATACTATGGCTCAAACGACTTCTTTATTCAGTCGGAAGCACAAGTGTTTGACCGTCTATATCCACAATTCAGTGTTGACATGGTTGAAACAATGGTTGAAAATACCAATGTTATTTTTGACAAATGCAATACACAAGTCGATTTCAATCTTGATGTATATCCTAAGTTTGTTAAGGATGGGGATGTAAAACCTGTGTTTCTACAGGCTTTGCGTGATGGGTATAAACAAAAGATTATCGGTAAAGTTACGCCAGAGTTCAAACAGCGTGTTGACGAACGTGTGGTACACGAGATTGATATTCTGGAGCAAGTTGGGTATATGGACTACTTGTTGATTACCAAAGACATTCTTGATGCGTGTCGTAAGCGTGATATTCCAGTCGGTCATGGTCGTGGTTCGGTCGGAGGATGTGAGTGTGCATATTTATTAGATATTACATCTTTGGATGCTATTACGAACAACTTGTATTTTGAACGGTTTGCAAACCCAAATCGTGTATCACCACCAGACGTAGATAACGATTGCTCTAAGGTAAGGCGTGGAGAAGTTATTCAATACCTAGAAGAAAAATATAAATATGTATACCAATGTCGTACATTTTCATACATGAAAGCATCTGGAGCATTAAAAGAAGCTGCACGTTGCTTAGGTGTAGACCATACCATCGCAGATGCATACTCAAAGAAAATCAAGGATGTATCTTTTGACGATGATGAAGATTATCACGATAACGACCTAGAGTATGCTAAACTTGACCATGTAAACGATGGTAAACATCCAGAGATGTTCTCTCTAGCAAAACAGTTAGTTGGTATTATGACTGGCTTTGGTAAACACGCATCGGCAGTCATTGTTTCAAACCAAGATATTACCAAGTATTGCTCCTTAGAAATGCAAAAAGATTCTAAGACAAAAGAAGAAACATTTGTGGCATCTACCAATTTTAAACATTTAGAATCAATGGGTTTTCTAAAGGAAGACATTCTTGGTCTTAGAACCTTAGATGTAATCAATGATTGTGTAACGATGGCTGGTGTAAAGGACACACTGGATTTGGCAAAGTTGCCTTGGGATGA